TTTACAAAGAAACGTCGGAACATCAGAAGTTACTTTGATAACTGGTGGAGACTTTGATGCGGTTATTGGAATAAGATGTTGCAACGTTATTACTTCTACCATTGAAGTAGATGTATTTATCGAGAATAGTAGTAATGATCACTTTCTTGCAAAAGGTGTGGTTGTACCACCAAATTCTGCAGTTGAATTAATTCAAGGTGGAGCAAAAATTGTTTTAAAAAGTGGTGATATATTAAAAGCTAAAAGTAATACTGCTTCTAGTTTAGATATTGTCACTTCATTTATAGACGATATTAGTACGTAGGAGGTATTATGACGGCAATAGTAAACGGTGTTCAAATCAAGCGTCAACGATTGACGGAACTCAAACAATAGACAGTGCAGTTCTTGCAGGACCTATTACTGTTCCTGCAACTATAACAGTAACGGGGACTCTAGTAATAGTATAATGTCAAAGATAGAAGTAGATGCAATAGATAAACAAAGTGGTTCAACCTTAACAATAGGTGGATCAGGCACTACTGTGCAATTAGGAAGTGGAGCTACTCAATCAGGATTTGGTAGATCAGGTTCTGTTAATTGGCAAACTTCAATTAAAACAGTTAGTTTTACAGCAGCATCTGGTGAAGGATATTTTTGTGACACAGCAACTACAGGAGCATTTACATTAACTTTACCTAGTTCTCCTTCTGTTGGAGATATTGTGGCTCTTAAAGATTATGCTAGTAATTTTGCAACAGCTAATTTAACGATAGGTAGAAATGGATCTAATTTAAATGGTGATACTACCGACAGTGTAAGAAAGACAGACAATGAAAGTTTAACTTTAGTTTATGCGGATGCAACAAAAGGTTGGTTAGCAGTAGAAGAAGGAACAGGTTTTGTTGGAGAGACTTTTATGACAGCAAGTGGTGGAACAGAGACAGATTCAGGAGATTTTAAAATTCATACTTTTACAGGACCCGGAACTTTTACAGTTTCTTCTCTTGCAAGTTGTTCAGGTAATAATGCAGTAAATTATTTAGTTGTCGCTGGAGGGGGTGGTGGAATAGGTAATGGCGGAGGTGGTGGTGGCGGTGGAGCTAGATTTTTTGCTTCTCCTGATATTACTTCTTATCCTGCAAGTCCAAGAAATGCACCTGCAGGTGTAACAGTTACAGCAACATCTTTTCCAATAACAGTTGGAGGTGGAGGCACTCCTGGTGGTGCTGGACCTGGAAATGCTGGTAATGGAAACCCTTCTGTTTTTTCAACAATAACATCAACTGCCGGCGCAGGAGGTCAAGGACAGTCGCCAAGTAATACTCTTCAAACAGGTGGATCTGGAGCTGGAAGAAAAAGAGATGCAAATACTTCAGGTGGAGGTGCGGGTAATACACCTCCAACAACTCCAGCTCAAGGAAGTAATGGTGGTGGTAGTTCGACTTTTACTTATTCCGGTGGTGGAGGTGGTGGAGGTTTTATGGTTGCTGGTGCAGATGGTGTTGGTGGATCACAACCTGCTGAAGCTGGTGGAAATGGAGGAAATGGTGGAGGATTTCCAACATCTTTTGTAGGTTCCAATGGTCAGGCTTCAAGTTGTGAACAATTTTTTGCTGGTGGTGGTGGCGGTGGAGCTATTGGAAATGGTCCAGTTGTTTCTCCAAACGGTCAACCAGGTTTAGGTGGAGGAGGAATTGGAGGTATCAATGATCCTGCTTATCCTAGATCAGCAGGAAATGGAACAGCTAATACTGGTGGAGGTGCTGGAGGTGCTGGTAATAATACAGCAGGTGGAACAGGCGGTTCAGGTATAGTAATAATAAGGTACAAATTTAAATAATTATGACAAGTACAATTAAAGTAAATACAATAACAACAGAATCAGGATCTACATTAACTGTAGGTGGTTGTGGAAAAACTGTTGCTTTAGCATCAGGTGCATCACAAACAGGATTTGGCAGATCAGGTTCTGTTGATTGGCAAACAACACCAAAGACTTCAACATTTACAGCAGCTAGTGGTGAAGGTTATTTTATAAATTCAGGAAGTGCAATTACAGCAAATCTACCTGCAGGATCAGCGGGAGCAATCGTTGCTTTTTCTGATTATGCAAGAAATTTTGCTACGTACCCTTTTATCATTGCACCAAATGGTTCAGAAAAAATTGGTGGTGTAGCAGAAACATTACAATTAGATGTTAACGGTCAAGCGATAACTTTAGTTTATGTAGATTCAACAAAAGGTTGGGTTAATGTACAAAACGCAGAAGATACAGAAGTAGGTACTGCCGCTGCATTTATAACAGCAACAGGTGGAACAATTACTACTGTATGTACAAATTTTAAGGTTCATACTTTTACAGGTCCAGGTACTTTTTGTGTTTCTTGTGCAGGAAATTCAAAAGGTTCAGATAAAGTTTCTTATTTAGTAGTTGCCGGTGGAGGAGAAGGCGGCTCTACCGCACCATCAAATGGTGGCGGTGGAGGAGGAGCTGGTGGTTATAGAGAAGCTAAAAATCCAGATGGAGGTTATACAGCTTCTCCAATAGCTTCTACTTGTGGATTAGCAGTTACAGGAGCTATTCCTATTACAGTTGGTGCAGGTGGTGCACAACAACCTAATCCATCTAATAACTTAGGAAACTCTGGATCTAATTCAATTTTTTCAACTATAACATCTGCAGGTGGAGGTGGTGGTAAAATAGATTCTCCTGCAGGAGAACCTGGAACTGCTGGTGATGGTGGTTCAGGTGGTGGCGGTTCTGCCGCTTCGGCTGCATCTAGAAATGCAGGAGGATCTGGAAATACACCACCAACAAATCCAGCACAAGGAACTGATGGTGGCACAGGTGGACCTAATTCTGATGGAGTTCATGGTGGTGGCGGAGGCGGTGGAGCAACTGGTGTAGGTGGAAATGTTAATCCAGGTAATAACGCAGGAACAGGTGGAGTAGGAGCAACAACAAATATTACAGGATCTCCTGTTGCTTATGCAGGAGGAGGCGGAGCAGCAGCCACAGGAGGTGGCGCACCTGCAAGAGGAGCAGCTAGTCCTTGTGGAACGGGTGGTCAAGGAGGTTCATTTCCAAATTTAGATGGTTCTGCTGGAACTACCAATAGAGGTGGTGGCGGTGGAAGTGGTGGATGGCCTGCCGCTGGAACAGCTAGAGGTGCAGGTGGATCTGGTATAGTAATAATAAGGTACAAATTTCAATAGATAGATTATGAGTGAAATAAAAGTAAATAAAATTAGTCCAAGAACAGCGTGTGGTACAACTACATTAGGAGATAGTGGAGATACATTCACAATTCCTGCTGGTGTATCAATTACAAACCAAGGAACCGCATCAGGTTTTGGTTCTACAGGTGAAGTATCTTGGAATACAACTGTTCAAACAGCTTCAACTGTAACAGGAGTGGCTGGAGTTGGATTTTTTATGAATACATCTGGTAATACAATTACACTTAATTTACCTGCAGGGACAGCAGGATCATCAATAGCTGTTGCTGATTATGCAGGAACTTTTCAAAATAATGCTTTAACACTTTCACCTAACGGATCGCAAAAAATTGGTGGAACAAGTGCTGACGTAACTTTATCAACAGAGGGACAAGCTGCTTATTTTGTATATGTAGATGATACTCAAGGATGGATTAATGTAATAGATTCAACTTCTAATGTAAGAGCTAATAACTTCGTAGCAGCCACAGGTGGAACAGAAACAACAAGTGGTGATTTTAAAATCCATACTTTCACAGGTCCTGGTACTTTTGCAGTTAATAGTGCTGGTGCACCAAGCGGATCTACTACAGTAGATTATTTAGTAATTGCAGGTGGTGGTAATGGCGGTGGAGATTATGGTGGTGGCGGTGGAGCTGGTGGATATAGATTTTCTAATGGAACAGCGTCAGGTTGTTATGCAGCAGGCCCAAGTCCTTTAGGTGCAAGTGCTTTACCTGTTTCAGCTCAAAATTATCCTATTACAGTCGGAGCAGGTGGAACAGGGAGCGGTGAAAATACAGCTGGAAATCCTGGTTCAAATTCAATTTTTTCATCTATTACTTCAGCAGGTGGTGGAAGAGGTGGAACAGAAGCTACTGATAATCCTGCAGGAGATGGTGGTTCTGGCGGAGGTGCAATGAGAAGTAGTACTCCAACAGGAAATGGTAATACACCTCCTGTAACTCCTCCTCAAGGAAATCCTGGAGGAGCAGGAGCAAGTGCTCCAGGTTATGCTGCAGGTGGTGGCGGTGGAGCAGGTGCTGCTGGACAAGCTGCACCAGGTAATAATGACTCTGGAAATGGTGGAGCTGGTCTTGCATCTTCAATAACAGGATCACCAGTTACAAGAGCTGGCGGTGGCGGTGGAGCTGGCGGTGGAGACCCTCAAGGTCAACCATATACTGCTGGAACAGGAGGATCTGGTGGCGGTGGAGCTGGAGTCCCTTCAAGTTGCACTAGTAATCCAGGAACACCAGGAACAGTTAATACTGGTAGTGGCGGTGGAGGAGCAGCTTTGAGTGGACCATCCGAAGGTGGAAATGGGGGTTCAGGTTTAGTAGTAATAAGGTACAAATTTCAGTAGTTGAATGGTAATTAAAATTAATATATAAGGAGAAACATTATGGCACATTTTGCAAAACTAGGAGCTAACGGAAAAGTTATTCAAGTTTTAACTATGGATAATGATAAGATGTTAAATGCCGATGGTGTTGAAGATGAATCAGTAGGTCAACAGTGGTTAGAAACACACAACAACTGGCCTGCACAAATGTGGATTCAAACATCTTACAATACAATGAGTAATACACATAACTCTGGTGATAATTCAAAAGCATTTAGAGGAAACTATGCAGGTATAGGTTATGAGTGGGACGAGGATAATCAAATATTCTGGCCTAAAAAACCTTTTGCATCTTGGGTAAAAGATACAGCTACAGCTAATTGGAAATCACCAATCGGTGATGCTCCGGCATTAACAGCAGAACAAGAATCACAAAATCAAGCTGGAACTCATGTATGGTCTTATATTTGGAATGAAGAAGGCCAATCCTGGGACTTGACAGACGGAATGGCATAATTTAAAAAGGTATGTGGTATGCAGAAGAAAGTATTATCTGAAATAGCATTATATTATGGTGACGTGACAATGCCCAAAAATTGGGACATTGACCGAGATAAATTACAAAACGATATTTTACAATCAGTAATTCAAAACAAAGATTTTCCGTTTTCTCGAACATTCGATATGTTGAATACTTATATGAGAGATCATATAAATTTAGAATATGGTTTTACTTTAATTAACAAAGATACCTTTGGTAATATTTATAAACCTGGAGAAACATCACAACCTTTTATAAATGTAGATCCAGTAGATCTACGTAACTCACCAGATTATACATTACTATACGGTGTAAAAGTCAAAGACTGTATGATCAGAATACACTATGAGGATAATAGACGTAAAGGTAGAAGTTGGGATATACCACTTAAAAACAATATGTTTATTATGTTTCCATCAACTAATATGTATTACTTAACTAATAATCAAAAGGATAGTTTAAATTTTATACAAACTATATTGTATGAATATATCTAATTACTATTGGTATTTTAGTGGTGTTCTTACACCTAGATTCTGTGATGATGTGATACAATATGCATTGCAACAGAAAGAAACAATGGCCAGGACTGGCGGATATGGTGATAGAAAATTAAAAGAGGATGAGGTTAAAAATATGCAGCGTAAAAGAAAGTCTGATCTG